TGCCATGGTTTTTATCTTTATTTATCTGACAATTCGGGATCCTCACAGGCATCTGCAAGTTCAGAAGCCATGTTACCACCTATTTCCGCTCCTTGGTTTCCTCCGAACATCGCGATCCAACCAGCAGCAAGCCACCCAACAAAGGGAATATTAACAACGGCAGGGGCAGCAGCAGTACCAATACTAGTCCCAACAACTCTGCCAGTCTGTTTTCCACCACCGACCGCCTCGATACACTCGACTTGTTGGGCAGTGAGCTTTCCCGACGATCCTCCTCCGTTGGTGTTGTCTTGCCAAGATCTTGGGTTGGATGTCGCTCCTCCTTGGTGGTGAGCTCCGTCCATAGTATACTCCTCAACGGTTCGGATTTTATTGTTACCCAATCCCAGAAAACCGCCTTTTACATTTCTATCCCTTTCCACACGCATCACTGTAGGGTCATTACCCTTATAGTCAATACGATATCCATCTTCGCTTACGTCTGCTCTATAAGAGGTATAGTCACCTACAGGTAAATTAATCTGCGGTAACTTAGATCCTCTTTGACTCAACATACCTATCATACCGATATGTGATACTGCAAAGAGACTACCCACAGTGCCTATAGCGATCCACTTCCACTTACTGTTTGGTTGTGTCATAATTTCACACAATATAGTGCTTACTATATAGGCACAAAAAAAGAGACCCTTTCGGGTCTCTCTGTGAAGATTGTAATATCTGAATCACATAAGGTTTGCAACCTTGACTCTTCTGTAGTAGCGGTTAGCGTTGGAAAGAAGTCTTCCAAGTCCTTGGTTAGATACGTTACCTTCGGCAAATGGGTTTGCAACGATTCCGTAACGAGTCTTGAAGCCAATTTTTGGTTGGAAGGTGTCCTGACCCACAGCACGAACCATCTGAAGAGGAACGTAAGGGCAGTAGAACAGTCCAGCGTCATAAGGGTTAGTACCCTTGTAACCAACAACGTAGTACTGATTAGCGTCATTGTTTGCAGCGAAAGGATCGATGTAAACTTTGTACTTACCAGCAAGAGTACCAGCAAATGTGTTGCCAGTGTCGTCAACGTTTAAGTTAGCGTTAAGTGCAGGGGTGTAATCAAGGATTCCAGCCATTGTAAGAGCTGAAGCAACGTCGGCAGAGCAGAGAACCACGTTGCCCTTTCCGCGACGAGTTCTTTGTGCGATTTGGTTCGCATCTCTTTCGATCTGGAATAGAAGTCCCTTGAACTTCTCAACTGACCAACGACCATTACTGTCGGTGTCTAAGTCGAATGTTCCAGCGGTTGCAGTGTTGATTGTTGCACCTTGCTCAGCAGACTTGTAAATTGTTCTGATGACTTCACGGTTGATCTCTGCAAGTATCTCTGTTGAAAGGATATTTGCGAGTTCAGACTCAGCGTTTAATCCGTGAATTGCCTTCAAGTCTTGAGCCAATTCTAAACTGTACTCAGCTTTGAGTGCTCTGGACTTCGCAGTCACAGTAACTTTCTCGATGCTGAATGCCATCTCTTGGAAAGCGTTAGCAGCAGCGTCTCCTAATGCCTCAGCCTCTCCAGTAACCATACCCTGACCAACAGAGTAGTCAGTAGTAGTTGCGGAACCAACAGGGTTAAGAACGCCAGGGTTTGTTCCGTTAGGAGAAGATGTAGTACCGAAACCAGCGGCAACATCTGTCATGCCACCTGTAAGGTTCTGAGAGGAGTTCTGTCCAGAGAAGCTTGTATCTGGTTCATCGAAGAGAGCCTCAGTTCCACTCTGATTAGTGAATCTGGATCTCATTGCGAAGATAAGTCCTGTAGGACCAGACATTGGTTGAACACCAGCAAGGTCATATGCGACCAAGTTAGGCATTGCACGTCTGATAAGACTAATCAACACAGGGTCGAAACCAGCAACAGGACCTGCTGCAGCAGCAGAACCACTAAATCCACCAGTTCCAGCGGAGTTAGTAGGAGATGCCTCAGTCAAAGACTGGAAAGCATTCTCTTCTCTGAGCATTTGCTCTTGGTTTTCGAGAAGAACGGCAGTAACGTTTCTTCTATGTGCGTCTTTAATTGGATCTGACCCTTCGTGATCGAGAAGGGGAGCCCACTTTTCAGTGAGTTGTTGATAATTGATGTTTTGTTGCATCGGTCTAAGAGTTGTTAGTTAAAAATTAACGAGTTCCTATTTCATACGTCCAAGTGCATCAAGATAAGCAGCCATTGCACCAGTAGCTGGCTCAACGTGTTCTGCTTCTTCTTTCAATTCTTGAGGAGCGGACGCTGTGGATGTTGTTGTCTTCTTCTGTCCGAAATAAGATTCTTTCAGAGTCTCGATCTTTCCACGATAGGATTCTTCACTTTCAAACTCAACACTTTCTGCAAGAGCTTTCAATTTCTCTTTCTGAGAAACTGCAAGACCCTCAGCAACATTGTTAAAGACAGTCTGAGCGGTTGACTCACCAAGTCTCTGGTTGAGTGCAACGTTCTTTTCTATCTGCTCGTTGAGCTTCGTCTCCATTTCATCAAGCTTGTCCACCATGTTTTCTAGGACATCATATTTGTCTTCAGGTAAAGTTACATAATGTTCTTCAAAAAGCTTTTTCATGCCTTCCATGAATGATTCTGTCATCTCAGTCTTGATTCCTCTTTCGACTGCGAGAGCGTTTTCCTTCATCCATTCATCGGCAACGTACTCCAAGTATGCGTCAGTTCTCTCAGTGAGTTCGACTTTGATTTCCTCAACCTGTTCGTTGAGTGCTTTCTCATACTCTTCGTTTAACTGATTTTCGATATCTGTGATTTTAGCATTGATAGATGCCTCAAAAATCACCTTAGCCTTTTCTTTGAATTCCTCTGAGAGGTCTTCTCCAGAAAGAAGTGCGTTGACATCTTCTTCGATGGCAGCGTTTAGATCGACTGTTTCCTCAGTTGCTTCTGTAGATTCCTCTTCAGCAACAACTTCTTTTGATTCGTCGGCTTCTGCCTCTTCGGCATACTTAGGTGCAGTTGGCATGGGATCAGCTTTTCCAGCGTTCTTAGTGATTACGTCCTTAACTTGCTTAATAGTCGCAGTTGGCGTTTTAAGCATGTTACTGTTGTCGTCAGGCTTTGAGTTCTCAGGCGTAGGACCACCAAGATCTTCAACGGAACCTTGACCATCAGGAACGTAATTGGGAGTAGTAGGCATAGGATCGCCTTTTGCTGCTCCACTATTTACAGCGGTATTAGATTGCTGTGTCTTTACATCCATTTCTTGTAAATCTCCACGGGACATTTTGAACTCTCCGTCGTAAAACGTGTTTAGATATCGTATAATCTATGTTTATTTATTAAATCAAAGATTTGATAAGAAGTTTTGGAAGATTTCCAACTTCTTCTCGTCAAGTTGACTTTGATCTACTAATTTATTTATAGTTTTTTGGGTCTTCTCAATGACTTCCTCCACTGCCTTTTCAGGCTCAGCAACTGCAACGCTAGGATGAGTAATAGTTTTTTCTTCTATTACTTTGATCTCAGATGCTTTTGCTTTTAGGATTCCTGCCTCCCAAACCCAATCAACTCCTTCCATGATGCCATTAACAAAAGCATCTGGTGCGGAAGGATCTGCTACTATGTCAGCAGCAGTTGCAAGCATAAAGTCTTCACCGACAACTTTGTAGCCTTCGCTAGTGTCTTTGAGACTTCCCATGCCTCTAGAAGAAACTCCAAGTTGTACGCCTTCGTCAATAAGACTCTTAGCGATGACACCCATTGGTGTTTCTAAAAGCTTTGCTTTTCCTACAAAATTAGTTCCCTCTTTGTGGAGGTCTACAATCTTGTGGGATACCCTGTCTAGGTTAACAGTAGGACCTTCGGGGTGTCCTAACTCACCAAGAGCTCGTCCTTTTCCAACGAAAGCTTCGTTGTATCTTGTGACTTCTCTTTCGAGAGTTTCAACAGGATAGAAACGACCGTTTCTGTTCTTGAGGTTTCCTTGTAAGAAAACACCTTCAATGAACATAGATTTCTTGCCGTCTTTTTCTTCGACAAGAACCTTAGCGGTTTCGATCTCTTCCGTGATGAGTTTCATGTTAAGCCTCAGGTTGTTCTTCTACTTCATCATCTACAGGTTCTGCCTCAGCGACAGGTTCTTCAACTTCTGCTGTATCCTCAACAGAACTAGGTGTGCCAGGAGCTTCGTCTTCAACCTCCTGTTCTTCCTCATCATTCAAATAAGGATTAGGTCCACCAAACATGTCAGCAGTGACAGCTGGTTTCACAAGGTCAATGTTTTCTGCAGCCTTGTTATATAAGATTTCTTTGATCTTATCATGAATCTCAGTTGCAGATCCATCTTGCCCTGCAGCAATCATATCAACTAAATCATTATCCATAAGTGTTAATATAGAATTAGACTAGTATTATTTATATTTCCCCGCCTTCTGGCATCTGTGGAGCTTGTTCTGCACCACCTTCTTGAGGTGCTTCACCCATGTTTGGATCTTGTGGATTCATTGCACCACCAGGCATCTGTTCGGGATGAACTCCAAGTTGAAGTTGTTGTATTTCCATAGGATCAGCAAGTTTACCATCCTTGATTTCCTTCTCCATTTGCTTGTCGATCTCCATGACCTCTTCATCCTTCTGCTTGAGGATTTTTCTCCTCACATAATCAAGTGAGAAGTATTTACCAACATAAGGATCAACAGCGGCAACAACACCAAGTCTTTCGTTGAGTAGTTCTGTCTCTTTAAGTTCTGCAAAGTGATTGTCATACACAAAGTCATATTGAATATGATCTCCAAGCACTTCCCAATCTTCTGGGGTGACAATGTTTTTTAGAATTAACTGAGTCTTCAACATGTCGTTGAACAGATGTGAGAATCTTTTTCTCATTCTGCCAACAAACTTTGTAAACTTGATCTCATCTCTTAAGATCTCAGAGGATCTACCAAGATTGAATCCGTCACCAGATCCAGCGATACGAGATTCTGGAACTCCTAATGATCGGTATAGTTTCTTTTGGAAGTACTCGATGTCGCTAAGTTCGCCAAGATTTTGTCCACCTGGCAACGTAGTGATTTCAGTTCCTCTGCCACCCTCTCTTCTGGGTAACCAGAAGTCTTCGAGCATGGACATGTGTTTTCTGTCATCTCTTATTTCTCCTGTAGATGCGTCATAGACGAGTTTATTTCTATAACGGTTCATTACCTCTTTAAGGTATTGTTCCGCTTTCATCTTAGGTAAGTTACCTACATCAATATAGAAAATTCTTCTTTCTGGAGCACGACTCAACCTGTAGATAACAAGAGAGTCTTCAATCATTCTAAGTTGATTGAGTGCCTTGATTGACTTATGTAAGTAAGAAAGAATAGTCTGTTTATTCCTATCAACCAAACCAGAGTGACAGAAAGAAATAGCATCAGGTGCAATTTTTACTGGTCTTTGTTTGGTAGAGAAAGGAGTTTGACCAATAGCACCCAAGGCATTTTTACCTTGTGTCTGACTGGGATCATACTGATAATACTCTTCTATCTCTGGGTTCTCAATATCAGCAGGGTTCTTAGCATTTACCTGATTGATTGCTCCTCTTAATGAATTATCTGTCTTGAGTTTCCTTACCAACTTAATCTTAAGTGGGTCAATATATCTTACTTCTTTAATACCTTCTTCTGGCGCTTTGATATCAATTACCTTATGGTAATAGATTCTTCCATCAACATACCAGTTCCTAAGAATCTCATGACACTTATCATCGAAGTTCAAAATCTCCTTGATTGTTTTGAACTCTTCTCTTATGAGATCTTTAAGTTGCTTAGATGCTGGAAGATTCTCCAAATCGATTTCGACTGGAGAATCATTCTGATCTGAAACTATTGCTTCATTTATAATATCTTCAATGGCACTATCCACTTCGGGATGCAGTGCCATTTCTCTATATCTTTTTATTAACTCAAACTCAGACTTAAATACACCATCAATATCAACGTACTGCCCATAGAATCCGCTCGAGACATAATAGTCCGACGAATCCTCGTTAGATTGGGGTACAGGAGAGACAACGTTTTTGTTTTGTTCGTCATCCTTCTGGATTTTGAATCCAAATAATTTAGCCATTAATCACGTTCTGGGCTGTTCCCAGTTATTTATATCACTTTAATTAATCAATAATTTATACTATTACGGATTCCTGTGTATCTGTTCCGTCGTCAGCTCCAAGTTTAGTTGGCTTTGTCTGTCCTGTTCCGAAGACATTCTCATTATTTGCTCCGTATACATCCCACCACTGAACTTGTAGGTCAACAGTAAACTCTTCAATAGAATCAGTTTGATCGTATGAAAGTTCGATTGCACTTACGTTAGTTGGGAATGTTCCGTGGAACTTATACTGTCTGAGAATAGGTACATCTTCATCGATACCACCTAAACCGCCAGGTGTTCCTTTAGGAGCTCTACCGAGTTGGCTAACAGTCATATCAGTCTGATAGTCTGCTGGTGTAACTTCACCAGTAGCGTTATCATGTTTGTTGATTGCGTTCATCCATCTCTC